ATCACTGCGATAGGAGCGATCCTTGCTTTCTACAACAAGGCGTATGATTTTGTGAACAGACAGAAGAAGCAAGACACGCTGATTCACGAGATCCAGGAAGAGCAGGCGATCCTCACCTATGGTGTGCTGGCCTGTCTCAAGGGTCTCAAGGAACAGGGATGCAACGGCCCGGTTACAGAGGCCGTGCAGAAGATAGAAAAACATCTCAACGAAAAGGCGCATGAGCCTAAGTGAAAGGAGAACAATCTCATGGGTATTCTCGCAACTGTGGCCGGCATCACGGTCATCTGTTTCGCCATCGGTCTTGGCGTGAAAGCCTCACCCCTTGACGACAAGTTCATCCCCGTTATCGTCGCGACCTGCGGTGGCCTGCTTGGCGTCGCCGGTCTGTACCTCATGCCTGACTTCCCCGTGAATAACCTGATCGACGCGATCGCCGTCGGCATCGAGTCCGGTCTCGCCAGCACTGGCGCACACCAGGTCGGGAAGCAGCTCAGCGAGTAAACGAAGCAACGCCCTGTCCACCACGACAGGGCGTTTTATCTTTATATCAGAAGGTGATTAAAGCATATGGCAGTTGAACGCACTACAGGTATGCCGGCGGCAGCGCCGAACCCGCTTAGGTCTACTGTCCAGCAAACGAGTGAAGGCGGCTTGCAGAGCAGGCCTGCTACCAAGCCCCCCGTCAGAACCACCCCAGCAACGAACCAAACCACGGCGAATAAATCCCCGTGGAAACCTAACACAGATCCCAACGCGGGCTTCATTACCGATCCTGTTACCGAGGCGAACTTTAATGGACAAAACAACGGGGCAGCTGGCGGCGGGAGCACCAGTAGAAACAGGCCGTCATGGACACCAAATACAGACCCCAACGCGGGCTTCATTACCGATCCTGTTACCGAGGCGAACTTTAATGGTACCGGCTTTACCCAGAACACCGCCGGTATCGGCGACCCCGTCGTTCCGGGCGCGGTAAATGGCGCTGTAGCGGGAATCTTGGCTGCCCTGGGTGGAGGTGGTACTCCTCCGGCTGGTGGCCCCACCGAAGAGCAGCCCACCGGTGATCCGTCTCAGTGGTATCCGCAGAGCGGCGGAAGCGGGAGCGGTTCTGGTGGTGGTACACCGCCTCCCGGTCCTACCGGCCCCACCGACGCCGAGTCACTCGCGCAGGCTTTGCAGGACGCAGACCTGGGCATGGAGTATAACCCCTACACCTTGCCCGACCTGCCCGAAGCCAATCCCGAGCGGCTTGAGCACGTGGACACGACTGATCTCCGTAACATGCTTCAGCAGATCGTGGACGCGCAGAGAGCGCAGACCACCGCCCAGATCGACCGCGGTGTCGAGCAGGGCGTGAACGAGCTGAACCGCGCCATGGAAGACGCAGCGGCCCAGTACCAGACCCAGAGGGACCAGGCCACTGCCGACGAGATGCGGGCGTTGGATAACCAGGCGCTGTACGCGGAAGCCCGCGGTGACCGTGGCGGCATCGGCGAGGCCCAGTACGCCAGCATTCAAGCGGCGGCTGCGCAGAACCGTCGCGCCGTTAACGATGCGCAGGTCAAGCTTGGTACCGATACGGCGAGACAGATCTCGGACCTCCGTTCTCAGGGCGAGTTCGAGAAGGCCGACCAGCTCTTGACGATCACGCAGAACTATTTGTCCAAGCTGATGAGCCTGGAGCAGTGGGCCCTGGAGGCGAACATGAGTGTGGACGAGTTCAACTCTCAGCTCCAGCAGTGGTTGGATGAGTACAACCTGAACGCCCAGAAATTCCTCACCGATCTCGACCTGTCTACCGCTCAGCTTACCGGTGCCTTTGCGAACGGCAACCGCACTCTGGCGGCCCAGAACCAGCTCAGAGAATCCCTGGCCAACTCAGGCTCCGCTCTGTTGTCGGCCGGTGTTTTGCCGAGCAAGGAACAGCTCACAGCTATGGGCATGACAGAGGCTCAGGCGAAAGCATATATCGCAAGGATGGCCGTGGTGTAACCGGCTGTCCGCAGGAGGAAACACATGGCAGTATTTGATAAGATCAAAGATATTTTCAAGCCGAACACGCAGACTGCGACTCCGGCGGCGACGCAGAAGACAACCACGCCGGCTTCTTCAACTCCGGCTGCGAGTACCGGCGCGACGCAGAAGCCCTCTTGGATTACGTTTAATCGTGATCCGTTCGGTCTTGCGTCTACGGGTACGACTCAGCCAAGGGCCACAATTCAGCCAGCCGCTAAACCGCACCCCAACTCCGTGGCGAGCATGTTCCAGCAGAGAACGAATTACACACCCGGCGGTACTCTTTCCTCTCGGGCGTATAAGCGAGATGTTGCCGCTGGCCACGGGCTTAATCAAGTCAGTCAGCCGCAGCGAGATTATAACCTCACCTACTACAAGACCATCGACGATCCGACGCATACCAAGATATATACGGATCTGGAGAGCCTCAGCACGAGTTTTAACAAGAACGATGACTGGCGCAAGACGTTTAAGGAAGAATACACGAAGGGCCATGATCTCCTTGAAAAGGAGCTCTCCGACTACAAAAAGACGTATGGAGAGGACTCAAACGAGTATAAGGCCCTGAAGCAATTCGTTGACGACGACTACGAACGGCTCGCAATAAAAGTCGAACGCGGATACGCAAAGCAGCAGCAGAAATCTTATTCGGATCAGCTTGACCAGAATATCTCCGAGATCTATGGCGGGCTCATGTCCCAGCCTGATTTCCTGAAGACCGCAGAAGAAGGCAAGGCCGCTCTGAATAAATCTGTTCTGCAAGGATACTCGACATTCGCCACAGACTACGAGAACGCTTCCGAGATGCAGAAGAACCTCCTGGGTTATCTGTATATCAAGAACGGCAAGAAGGGTATCAATCAGTTCTTGGCGAGTGGCCTGGGCCAGTTGATGACGGCGTCAAGCGCGAACAGTCTTTACGCCGAGACTTTGGCCAACAGCAGTGAAGGTGAACGCGGCGCGGTTATCGGTGCGCAGGGTGTCCTTAAGGGGCTGACAGGTGTCGCCGTAGACACGAAGCGTTTTATCCAGGGACTTACGGGGTCTGATAAAGATGACCCGACCGACAAAGACCTCGGCGGTGGGTACACGATTTCCGACTCGACCGACGACTACCTCCGCGCAACTATCCAGAGAAATCTGGAAGCTTCCGGTCTTTCTACCGCCAAGTTCAATTATGCCGCTGAGCAGGGCCTGCTGGCCCTTAAGTTGGACTCCGGGTCTTCTGACTGGGTTAAGGATGCTCTGAAGGATGCGTCTGAATACCAGCAGCAGATTCTCGGTTACATCTATGGCATGTCTGGTGAGGAAGCGGCGAAGGAAACCTGGGAAGACATCAAAGCTCATGAGCAGATGATCTGGGACGCCGCTAAGAAGGGTAGTAACCGGGCCGCGGTTAACCTTGATGAGATGCTTGTCCCGATGTACGACGAATACCTCGGTCTTGGTGGTACTGATCTGCCCGGCTTCTTTGCGGAGGTCGGCGGCGGTGAAGGCGCTACTCTTGAGCAGGCGCTCCATAATGCTTCCATTTCAGCCGCGGAGCAGATCCCGGCATTCGCTCTGTCAAGTGGTGTAGGTAACGTATTAAAGGCAGCTGGTGCCGCACCGAAGGTAGCCCAGGCCCTGGCCCGCGTAGCGGGTGCCGCCCCGACAGCGACCATGATCGGCGGCCGTTCTTATTCGGAAGCTCTCGACAAGGGCGTGAGCCGCGAGAAGGCTCTTGGCTATGGCATTACCGAAGCTTCCCTTGAGTTCCTTACGGACCAACTCCTCGATGGTATTGGCGCTATGGGTGGTAAGCTGACCGGTGGTCTCCGCGACAAGGCTGTTGCGAAGATATCAAGTCCGGTGCTCCGTGCGCTTACGGACGCCGGCTTCCGCTCCTGGGGCGAAGCAACGCAAGAGTACGTGCAAGAAGCTCTGGAGCCTATCGTTGGCAGTGTATTCCTTGGTGAGGGTACTCTCAGTGATGCCCTCGGTCAGACCTTCGACCCTCGGAACATTCTCGACCCGGATCGTTTGTACGCGGGCTTTCTTGGTGGCCTGACCGCCCTTGGCATGTCCCCAGGTAATGTTGCTCTCGATATTCATCGCGACCGATACTACGCAGCTCTCGGCAAGGGATTTAATTCCATCGACGGCCTCGGGAAAATCGCGGATGTAATTCTTAACACCCCTGCGAAGCGAGACTCTGGCTCCTACGACGAAGCAAAGAAAACAGCAGAGATCATAAAGAAGGGCGGTAAGATCAGTGATCTCGCGGCCGGTAAAATGATCATAGACTACGCCGACGCTGGCGGTGACATTTCCTTCCTTGGCAATCTCGACACCATGGTGTATACTAAGGAAGCTATCACGCTGGACAACCTCATCGCCGGTGCGAAGTCTATGCTGGTCGATCTTGGTGGTGACGCTAAACTGGCCGAGGACATCGTGAAGGCGGCCCGCGGCGAGCAGATCAGCCAGGAGACGTGGCGGGCCATCCAGGCGGATACGAACGCCATGCAGGTCCTCACCCAGCTCCAGGGCGATCTGGACATGTCCAAGGATACGGCGCTCTCTCGGGCCGCCAGGGCCTCCACACGGGCCGGTACTGGCAACCAGGTCTACGATACCCTGAAGGCCGAAAACACCGACAAGACGATCGCTACGCCCGCAGCGCAGCGGTTGTACGAGCAGAACGTCGAGTGGGATGAAGCGCAGCAGATCGGCGGTCTGATTGACAAGGTCATGACCGGCGAGGCGATCACCGAGGATGAGGCCGAGCTGATCTCCGTTGGTATCCCGGCGGTCCGTTCCGTCATCCAGGAGATCACCGGCGTCGAACTGAGCGAGAGCTCTACCATCGGCGCGGTTATGACGGCGATGAACGACGTTGCGGCGCAGATGGCCAAGACCAAGGAGATGCAGGCCGCGGTCAAGGAGAGCACCAAACAGACAGCCCGTATGCCGATCCCGCCGGCGGCCTCGGGTAATTCAATCGGCGGTATTGAGATCAGCCATGACGAGTTTATCCAGAAGTACATGGCAAGGAATAAAGGCGTTACCCTGGAGGAGGCTGAAGCGGCCTGGAACCAGAGGCGCCTGGTAGACACCGCGCTGAGCGGCGAGGAGGAAAACAATGGCACGGTATCAAGTGAACACGAAGGACGGAGCCCTGATCTGGCTGGACGAAGCCCAATTCCAGCAGCTACTCAACGGACAGCTGGATCTGGACGCGCCGCTGACACCGGAGCAGCTGAGCAAGGTGGAAGAGTCGAAACAAATCGCCAGTCAGCTGATGCAAAACGCGGGTACACACCGGACCAAGTAATCACATCCTTTAACGCGAAGCAGAGAGATCTTCTTCGAGATTGCATAGACGCCGGCTTTAAGACCGTCACCCTTATTAATGGCCCCATTAGACACACCGGAGTGGACGCGAACGGCAAGCCTACGGCATACACTGTTAATGCCGAAGTTGACGAGAACGGTAATCTGGTACTCCGTTGGGATAACCCGTATGCCAGCCCTCTGCGTGTTGCTCTTCACGAGCGCGTCCATCTGTGGCTGAGCTCTTTCAGGACCTTAGCTGAACGGCAGGCATATGTTGTCAATGCGCTGAACGACATCTTCAGTGACGACACCGCGGCGTTCAAGGCTATGTACGACATCTACGCCAAGAAGTATGCAACGGCGTATTCCGGATTCTCCGGCGAGGCGTTTGCGGCCAGAGTGATGGAAGAGATGCTCGCGGATATGTACGCCGGTATGAACAACTACGGCTCCAACGCCGGCAGTTATCAGTCCCAGGCGGAGATGTACCTGGAGAATACGAATCTCCGCGGTCGGTTCTTTGGCGAGGGAAACGGCGGACTTGACTTTGATGATCAGTTCAGTCTGACCGACCCGTTCGCGGATGACGTTGACAGAAGTCTGCCGCCTGAAGTCCGACCCCTCCCCGGCGAAGAAGATGCTCACCCCGACCTGACGATGTTCTCTCTGACCGGTATGGCAGAGGGCGGAAACTTTGAGCTTCAGCTGAATGATTCTGGCCAGCCGTATGCCCTGATTGATAAGCGTACTGGCAGGCGGGTAGATCACGTCACCGCTGAGATGATGATCGGTACTCCTCTTGGTAACATTATTCAGCTGGCCGTGGAGAACGGCAACATCGATGCGGACGACGCGGCCAAGCAGCGTGAGATGCTGGCGCAGGTGATGAACCTGATCATTGAGTACAAAGACGCCGCTATGGTGTGGGAGCTCGCTGGTTCTCAGTTGTTCTCCGCCATGAAGTCAAATGCGGACGCCCAGTACACGAAGACGATTGACTTCACCACGATCTGCAAGAAGACCATGGCGATCGTCCAGGCGATGAGCGAGACCATGAAGCAGCTTGGTCGCGGCCTTACCCGGCGTGAGGTTGAGGTGGTTTACGAGAAAGTTGGCAAGCAGGGCCTGGCTACTCCGTGCCCGGTGTGCTATGTCTTCTCCCGCTGGATTGGTGTTGGCGGTCTTCTTGACCAGATTCGCGTCTTCCAAGAGCAATACGTCAATGAAGACGAGGCCACGATCGCGGCCTTCATGAATGACGTTGAGCAAATGGCTTGGGAGATCGCCAGGGTAAAAGACAAAGCCGACTATTTCAAGAAGGGTAAAGCGCATACTCGTGAAAACATGAGTATCGGCAAGATCCTTTCTGATTTGAAGAGTGGCCCGAATCGTCGTGCCGCTGAAGCTACTGAGGCCCTGTCCCAGCACTATCAGGCGGTTTCTCTGATTCAGGAGCTTCGGTCTCGCATGCCGACTGCAGACTCCGCTACGGCGGCAAAGTGGGAAGACCTGATCGAAAAACTCCAGGCCAGTGTCTTGAGCGAAGACCAGATCGAAGAGCAGCAGGAAAAGCTGAAGAAGGCCGAGGAAGATATCGAACCGTATGAGCGGTATCAGTGGCTGGCCAAAACCTTGATGAAGGAAGATCGGTCCAAGATCGGACCGGATGGCGAGTCTATTAAGGTCTGGAAAAAGAACCCCAAGTATAAGCCGGTACCGAAAGACGTCTTGTTTGATCTGAACGCTGGCGAAACCTTCGCGAAAGAATACCCGCTGACCTGGGCCTTCCGTACTGGTAAAGGCTGCGCGGCTGGTAAAGCGATCCTTCCCTATACCGACGCCCGCGTCGGGTCCACTATCCAGGGAGCCGCGGCCAGCAGTGCAGACGCTCTTAAGAACATTCGTAAGGGCGGCATGGAGGAGCTTAAGAAAATCCTCGAAGACGCGTCGCTTACCAAACGCCAGAAGACCGCGAAGATAAAAAAGCTCAGCGAGTTCCTTATCGACGACAGCAAGCGGATGCACGAAACCCTGGCCCGTGGCCGCAAGTGGATGAGACGTCAGAACCTGATCGGCGGCATGCGGTATCAGTCCACCTCAGACTTCCGCTATGAGTTTGGTTCCGATTACCTGATGACCTTCCTTGAGATGCAGGCGCTCGGCGCGAACGTGCAGCTGTACACTAAGGTTATCGAGGCTGTTGATTTCCTGGCCAGCACCGGCGCTGACTGCAACCTGAGCGTCATGTCGTTGGGCGATGGTTATGTGACCGACCCGGAGACTGGCGAGAAGAAGCTGGTCTTCTCTAACATTACTGGCATCAACGCCGACGCTGCAATCGAGAAGGCTAAGCAATACGATAACGTACAGCTGATCCTTGTAGGCATAAACGACGAAAGCATTAAGCTCGCGCTGGAAGGAACAGACGTAACCTTCGTCATCCCCTTCCATGGGTCCGGCCAGTCCGTGCACCAAATCCAGACGCTGATGGATCTGATTGGCGAACACCTCGACGTCTATAAGGCGAAGGACTATTCGGATCTTCAGAGCGATCACGTTTCCCCGAAGCAGACAACCGAACAGAAGGCCATGTGGAATCTCCGCATGGCTATTATTATGGGCAACTGCATGACGAAGGAGCAGAAGAGCGTCCTCGAGGCTTGGGAAAACGCCGAGTCCAAAGAGGAGCGAGATACCCTGGCTGACAGGCTTGTCGAGCTTGGCAAAGCCCAGGCTGGTTTAACGGCCGCCCAGAAGGCGCTGCTCGCAAAGAACCCGCATCTGCAGAAGCTCTACAACATGTTCTATGTTGACAAGGCGGACCTGGCCTTCTATAACAACCTGGCCAAAGATCAGGCCGAACACATCTTCCCATATGAGTACTGGGATAAGACGTTGGAGTACAAGGACGCTGATCAGAACGGCGAGATCTTTAAGGCCTACTGCGAGTCGATGGGTATCATCCCCAGGTTCAGCGGAAGAGACTCCGACGGGGCCGATAAAGGCTACGGTAACTTCGCCTATGGCGGTGAGAACGGAAAGTCTGTTAAAGGCTACTGGAAACTACTGATCGACCGCTCCATGTATGAGAACGTCTATGACGCGGAAGGTAAGTGGAGCGGCTATGGCAAATACCGTGCGCAGCAGCAGATCAACATGACCAACGTGGACATCGGCGACCTTAATCCGGAGACCGGTGAGAAGCAGTTCCCCAATGGCGAGATGACCAAACGGTTCAATGCGGACCGTGTCCTTGGCGACTCCGCGCTGATCACCAACGCTGTCGGTGAAGCCATTCAAGAGATCGAGGCCATGAGGTCAAACGGCGATTACCACGACAAGGCTAAGGTCAGTAAGGACTTCCGTGACACGCTGCTGAAGGCCAAGTCCGAGCTGCGTGGCATGGATGACGATGGGTCTATCGTTCGGGCGAGCATCGCCGACGAGTCCGCGGAAGAAACCGTCGTGTACATCAAGGACGGGTACAACCGCGACACCGGTGAAACTGTTGATTTCATTAACGCGATCCTTGACGGCCGAAAGAAAGGCGAGACCAGACAGCACAATCGTTTCCCCTATAGGAACTGGGTTGGCCTCGCTAAAGGGAAAGCAGATGGCAAGGTTTATGGTCGAGTCAAATTTGGCAAGCCCTACCTGATTACAAATCAATCTCCTGAATACCAGGACGCTTTGATCGCGGGAACCGACTACGATCTTGCCG